CGTTGCGCCACCGACGAACTTGGCCTGGGTTGGGATCGCTTCAGCCGCGCTCATGCCGATCCAGTCGCCAAGGACGGCTTCGCCCTTGTTGTACATGCCGGACACGTCCCAGTCGCCGGTCATCTGGCCGTAGAACTGCCGGAAGCTGGTGATCTTGGGGGTGTTGCTCTTGATGTCCTCGGCCACTTCGTTGCCGAAGAACACATCGAGAGCGTTGAGCGCGCGCTCGACCGGATTGACCTGGCGATCGAGCGGATTGATGTTGAACATCGCCCGCTGCGTCGGAGGAAGCTGGCGGCGCACTTCATCGTAGCCCTCGGCCACGACGCTCTTGTACCGCTCGATGATCGCCGCGATGGCGTCATCGTCGAGGATCAGACCTTCCGCTTCGCCGACTGCGATTGCGATCACACCCTGCGGGAGCTTGGCGGCACGCATCGCGACTGCGAGTGATTCGCCGGACTCACGGGCAGCGATCTTCTTCTCACGGTCGGTGAGGCGCTTGGCCGTTTCCTCGATCGTCGCGAACGCGGCCTCTGCGGCGGCGAGCTTTTCGGCCACTGCGGCGGGAAGCTCGAACACCTTCTCATCCGGCTTCGGGGCCGGTGGCGGCGTCGGTTCGATTTGCTCAGCAACATTCAGGCCGAGTGCCTTCAGTCGCGGCAGCAACTCATCACGGAGTTGATCGTCCGTGAGGTCGCTGATTTTCAGAGTGGTCTTTTCGTCACCCATCTCTGGATCAACCTCCATGAGAGATTCCGCTGCGACTAAGGCCCGGCCTCCCGCCGCTGGTTCCGCGACCAGATCGGCAGAACGAACGTTAGTCAGTTTGATAACGTTGTAGACGACACCGTGGGTATCATCTCTGACTGGCTGAGCTTCGATATCGACGTATATGGACACCCCGATCAAGTCTGGTTTGCCGCTCTCCACTGCCTCTTTGATCATGCCAGAGAGCCAGGGGTGGGCGCTGCTACTCATGATGTTTGCTGTTGCGACGATCCCAGCCGGATGCTTCTTCGAGGCTTCGGCAAAGGTCGCGTCCGACCACCAACCTACCTTGTCCTCGAACTTGCGCGGCTGAGGTCGGCCCTCATGAACGCCATCGGGGTGATCAAGGTAGATTGGCGCGTCGTTGAACAGAGAGGCTCCAGCACGGAGAGCTTCGGCCCCATAGTTCTTCCTGTTCTTGGACAATCCGCTCGCGACGATCAGGAAGGGGAACTTGTTGTCGTCCCCACCCTCGATCGCGGTAGCTTCGGCCACGAGATGAAGGGTCTTCTTCTCGATCGGCCCAGCCGCTACAGGCTCTCGCTCGAAGAGTCCTCGGATGTCGTCGGCGCTCCACTCGGCGCTGTGCTCGGCGTAGAATCCGAAGAGGGCTTCTTTCGCCGCCATGAAAGCGGGTTCCACCACTTTCGACTCGATTCCGAGTTCATCCTTCACCATCTCCTTGCCGACGCGGCTGATCAGGAGACGCTTCACATCTTCCAACTCGTACGCTACGTCGTAGGTCTGCCACGTGCGATCCTCTTCGGGTGTAGCGGCGATTTCATCCTTGACTTTATTCGCCGCTGCGTAAAATCCTTCGAGGAGCTTCTTGAGTTCGGGAAGATACTTAGCACCCATGCAGGCTAGTTTGCACCGGGACACACCTATTCGTCAACACCCGCATGTTGTAGGGTATGCGTTGTGTCAGCGTCACATCTAACGATAACCTGCGCTAGGCGATGGTGTGCTTCTTCTCGTAGACGCCAGTGTCCATCTCGTCCATAACCTGTAGCACTGTGGCCTGGATGTTCTGCTTGAACGCGCTGGCACTGAACGATAATCGCCACTGGTTCGCGTCATTGGCGTCGTCCGGCTTATCGACGAACATGTCGAAGTACACGTACGTGGGATCACCCCAGATTTCCACTCGGGGGTTGAGCGCCGGTTGGGCACTACTCATCAGCGTGTCTCGCGCGGAGTTCGCCAGTGCTTCCGATACCGTAGTCCTAACCTCGGATGTGTACTTACCATCCGATTTAGGCGCCCCGGCGACCTTGATCTTGTACGGGTAATGCTCTCTGCTGACTATTGCCACTTTGCTGTGCTCCTGGTTTGATGTTTTGCTGTTGACCACCGAACGGCCCCGCAATCACAGGCGGCGGATCGTTCTCTTCTTCCAGTTCAGCCGGAAGCTCAATCTGCATCGGAAGGTCGGTGAGGCCAAGCTGCTGGATCTGCTGGATCAGGATAGCCCGCTGCTCATCCCGAGTCAGTAGTCGCGACTTGCCCGCCATGTCCAGCGTCTTCGCGATCCGCTCAATAGCAGGCGCAAATCGCTGTGTCTCCCTGATGCTCGGCTTGGCCCAGACGATGCGGTACATCTTCGTACCTTCTTTACGACTCCGTGACCTGAACCCCATGCTATTCAGATAGTAGTCGATCTCGTCGCTCAGCATCGGGTCGATCTCTTGCTGCAACGCGACGACGTTCCGCATGGCCGAATCCACCATCTCGGATCCCACTGCGCGGCCAGCCCCACCTGCGTCGTCGAACAGCATACCAGGCCAGCCATCGGATCCGGTGATAAGGCTCTGGAAGAGCTTCATCTCCTTCTCCATGTCGGATGACCGGAAGTCCGGCGTCATGGGCTTCATCTGCATCGTTGGGCTGTGAGTCCAAACCGTACCCGGCTTCGGCGGAAGCTGCTTGTTCTGACCGGCGTAGTTCCTCATGCCCTCCTCGGACATGCCCTCGATCTCCAGATCGAAGTAAACGGAACTCAACGCTCGCACCATATCGATACGAGCGTAGAACGCCTTGTCGAAAGCCTCCAGATAGTCCAGCAGGCTCGTCAGCTCACTTGATCCGCGAGTCTGGGTCGAAGCGCGGTTGATGGCGAAGTAGAACAGATCGCCGCTCGGCTCTTTGTCCAGGTTGTTGTCCTCATCCAACCTCTGTCGGATGACCGGCACCGTCTTGTTCTTGTACGTCCTGATGCCGTCCTGGATCTCACGAATGACCACAGCGTCAACCACGCCATGATCCCTCTCATCCATCAGCACATCGGCGATGACATCAGTGTCAATGTCACCAATGCGGACGAACCCCGCACTATCGATGAGCGGCCGGTGCAGCCACTCACCCCGCGTATAGAGATCGAAGAGGCGAGGGGCCAGCCGCTTCGCCCAGTTGTTGTACGGGTCACTCCACCAACGCCCGATCGCGATGGCGATCTCAGGCCGCTCGCTAATAACACTGAGTCCGTTGCCGATGACATAATTCACCCGCAGGCGAATAAGTCTCTTCGCCAACAGATTCTTCATCGACATTTGGATTGAGAGTCGCTGTGACCGATCCCTGATACTGGGGTTCAAGTCGTTCGCACGACCTGCGCCTCCCAGACTACGCCAGCCAACATCCTCTCGCCGCACAACGAGCGATTCAGCTTCAGTTCGGCTTCGGACGACACTCGTACCCGTAACTAGCGGCATGGCATTCCTCCCCGCAAGGGTACTAGCGGCACAAGAGCCTGTAAAGCAGCAGACGGCGGTTGCCTCTCGTCTGGACAATCTCACCACGGATTCGACCGGGCACGTTCTGCATGATCGTCATCACCCAGCCAGGACTGACGATGTTGTCTCCAACTGAGACGCACCAGTCGGCAGTGCCGCCCGGTCTGGTCACCTTAATGTCCTGATACTGCTCAATCGGCACCCAGGAGAATTGATCAGGGTCTCGTCCCAGCGCCAGCAATCCAGCCTTCGCCTCTTGCTGATCACTTAACTCCACGTACAACCTCAGCGTCAGATCCCACGCATCACCCGGAGTGCTCTCTCCGAACCACAACTGCAAGCCGATCACCAACTCGGAGTCGAACACTTGCACGGCTGGATTGTTCACGGACTGAGGATTGGTCACAATCGGTGACCAGGAAGTAAACAAGGGTTTGGTTGACACAATAGAACCTTACACCACAACTAACAACTTGTCAATGGAACAGACCGGCTAGTGGGGTGCCAATGCTCTGCTCTTCCTCGTCAGCCGTCATACGATCGTTGGCCTGACTAATGGCAAGATCCATGCTACATCGGACGCACTCTTGAATCGGCCTTCCGTGCGCCACATGAGCACTCCGCTCACAAATGTCACCCTTGTGCGCCTCCAACACGCCCCGGACAGCTTCCATGATGAAGCCAACGACTTCGCTATCTCCAAACTGCTTGAAGATGTTCACGTACGCCGTGTCCAGGATGTCATCGTGACCTGTCGGCACCGCTCCCCACTCAGAGGCGAAGTCTTGCCAATCGGGATGGCAGATAACCTTGCCACCGGACAAGATACCCGGAAGCAAGATCTGCTTAGCCTCGAAGCGCGGAGCCACGCTCAGATAGCGGGTCATCTTGTCCATCTTCTTCGGAGGCTGCCAGATCTGAATGGCGTGCTTGCTCCCAGCGCCACCGTTCACATGCTGGAAGTCCTTCCAGACATAGCCCTGTGTAGAGATGTCCTCCACCCAGAGGAAGTCCGCGCCGCCGACTCTCGTAATCCAGTCCTCGATATACTGGGCCTGCAACTCCAACGGTTGCCTTGTGTTCATCTTGTGCGTGAAGAAGCCCCGGTCACCGATACGCTCCAGCTTCGTAGCCGCGCTATAATCGGGATCCTTCCCAGTACCACCGCTGCCTGTATCCACAGAGATACTCGTGGTGATAACGTGACCCTCAGCCCTGGCCGCAGCCAGATCCTCGGGTAGGTAGAAATGCAACCACTCGGTGAGCAGAGCATTACCCTGCAATCCGAACGGATCATTCAGATAACTCACGGAGAAGAACACGGGATTCCGCTCGTACATCTCCAGCAGCTTCCGAATAGGCCAGCGATCCTCCCAGTACGACGCCAGCACGCCGTCATCCCCAAACTCGAACGCCCTCTCGAAGATAAGCTGAGAACTCAAGCCGCAATCTCCAGGATTCTCCGCTGCTCTTTGATGTCCTCGGCGCTCATCACCAGTGGCTTCGGGAACGCATGACCCCACTGATAAGCGATCCGCTCGTAGAAGTCGTTCAGTGCCCACCGCGTACCGACGATAACTTGCCGACCACTCGGCACCAGCGTCGGGAACAGCACCGTGTGCCAGAACGCCTCTACCCGATCTTGCTGGATCTTACTATACGCATTGTCCAACGTCACCAGGTCGTCACCGATAATGATATCAGACCGCTTACTCGGAACTGCGGATCCCAACCCCACCATCGTAAGGGTCGCGTCCTTCATACCACCGGGCGGCTCGGGCCTCTTAACGATCTTTTCACTCGCATCCCACTTCTCAGGGATTTGCGGCTTCAATAACCCAAAGATCTCCAAATATCTCTCATTCTTAGTCAAAATAGAATCAATCTGCCGGGCGAATGCTTTGCCCTGTGCGTCCATAGATGCGAACGCGTCGAGCACTCTTATCAGAGGATTCCGCCCAATCGTCCACGTTACCGCAGTGACCGTGATGCTCTGGGACTTCCCACTACCTCGGGGAGCGAGACACAAGAGATCATCGTGACTATACTGCCACGCCTCGTACAGCTTCTTATGCAGTCGGCTGTTCGCTTGATAATCGGCGTCGCCATTTCCAATGCACCAGCGGGAATAAAACTCCAGATCATCGTACGCCGCCTTGGCGTTACCCTTTAGTCCCTCGGCCCGCTCCGCGATTTCGTTTAGCATCTGGTCGAACGGATCGTCTGCCGAGAACTGTCCGCCGAACAACGAGCTGCTTCCCATGAGACGACTCTACACCGTCAGCCAGCCATTCGGCAACCGCTTCCTTGACCTCTTTCGCATTACCCTGGATCGCCTCATGCGTAATCCTCAACACCCTAATCCCATTCCTATTGAACACCCCATCCCTAAACCGATCCCGCTTCCTACTGTCCTCACTCACATGCGTCGTACCATCCACCTCAATGATAAACGGATAACAACGCTCCTTGCTCGCGCCCCGGAACCCAGAGTGTGCGAAGTCCGCGATGTACCCGAACAGTACCTCCTGCTCCTTGAACTCCTTCGCAACCTTCATCTGCAACAGGATCAACTTCATCAGTTGCTCATGCGCCGTGGGCAACGCACGCATGTTCGCAGCCATCACCTCTTTACTCGAATTGGCGGTGATCACGCGATACTTCACCTTGCCCGGCAGCGGGAGCGGGGGTACATATCCACTGAGGGGACGTGCCGTCCCCTCCGACCCCTGGCTATCCCCAGCACCGATTGGGTCACTCATACCCGATCCTCCCACGCGACGCGCCACTCAGCGACAACTCTGAACTCGCGGCAATAACTGCAATCGGGCGGGCAGACGTACCCACCCCACGATTCCTTCGCGGCAACGTGATCCTGGTACACGCGCTGGAACTTGCGGAACAGGCGATCGGACTCCACCTTACTAGCAGGTTGCTGCTCCGATTGCGAGCCGGCCCTAGCACCGAGTTCCGATTGGGTTGCTCTCGCGGCTGCGCCGCTCCCACCGGAAGCAAACCCTAGTTCTGAGTTTGATGTCATCGCGCCTTCGGCGCTCCCACCTTCGGTGGGGCGATCAAGCCCCAGTTCTGAACCGCTCACTCTACATCGACCTTAACAACAGCCAGACTCTCAGCCGCGCGCCACTTGGCTAACAACTGACGATTCCGCCTTACCGGATACCCGGTGGTCGCATCGTACGGGTCACTG